CGCCGTGCTCGACACCGGAGAGGATCCGGGCGACTCCCGATACTCGTGCGGGTGGCCGTCGGCGGGGAGGTGCCGGTGCCTCCTGCCACAAGGCCACAGCGGGCTACACAGGTGCCGCCACGAACCGAGTGAACAGGAGGGCGACCATGCCTGGCACGAGCCGTACGACATCTGGCGCGACGTGCGACGCAAGGTGCTCGACACGCTGAACGTGGCCGTGCCCACGATGCCCTTCGAGATGCGCGTCATCATCGCTGAGGACGCCGCGCGTGACGTGTCCGACTACGCGACTCAGCGCGACGACGGCACGTGGCCGCTCGATCCCAGACCGACCGAACAGGAGCACGACGATGCCTGAGCCCCGCCTCGCGATGATCGACGGTCGTGACGCACTACTGATGGTGCTCGTGAAGCCCGGAAGCGCCGACGGCATGGTCACCGTCGATGCCCACTGCAACGGACTCGACAAGTTGCAGGCCGCTCGCATCCTCATGCACGTCGCGCGGGCGTGGAAGGTCGAGGCCGAATCGACCGAACAGGAGCAGTCGTGCTGATCGCTGCGCTCGCGCGCGTCGTTTTTTAGACCGCGAAGGCCGACGACACCCCGCGCAGCCGCTTTCATCTCTCCCCGACCCGCCCACAAAACCGAGAACGCGACGAATCGAGACGAGACCATGCCGAACGATTACGACGACGCCGAGACGATCCCAGGGCTCGAGCTCATCCCGGCGGATCAACGCGACGTTTCGCCCATGCGTCGCGCCGTGATCGAGACGATCCGCGCGCTCGAGCGCGAACGGCTGCTCGAGGATCGGCACGCCGGGTTGTGTCAGCTCGCTCTCGAGCTCGCCGACGCCGTCACCGCTGGGCGCCGGTCCGGTCGCGCGTCCGCGGCCGCCATGGCCGCCGCGCAGCTACGCGAAACGCTGCTCGCGCTTCCGGCGCCGGTCGCCGGCGACGTGTCCCAGCGGTTCCAGGAATTCGTCGACAAGCTGATCGCGAGCGAGGCGGCATCATGAGCGGCGATCTGCTCGAGCTGCTCGGCGACGAGTGGGCGGTGCCGGACGTCGACGCGCCCTCGACGTCGCGGTGGCTGTGCAATCACAAGGATCGCGACACCGCGACGCACGGATGCCGCGAGTCCGGGCGCGCCCCGCTGACCTGGTCCGACGCCTACGGGACGTACCTCGACGGCATGGGCCGGATCGCCCGCTGCGGGTACTGCGTCTCGTGCGTTGGTTCCGGTCGGACGAGCGTTCGCGATCCGTGGACGGACGAGCTGATCGACTGGCGCGGCGCGCCGTGCCTCTACTGCCGCGGCACCGGGTGGACGCACCACGCGTGGGACTGCGACCCGGCCCGCGATCACCTGCATCACATGACCGTTCACGAGCCCGAGCCGGCGACGGCATTCGGCGTCACGTTCGACGGCCGTACGGTCGTTCCTGGCGAATGGCTGCGCGAATGACGCTCGAGCTCGCGCCGGCGCCGTTCGTGATCCCTGACCGGGTGCCGGATTGGGCTGGGTTCACGTACGCGACACCGCGGAACCTCGAGCGGCGCACGATCGGCGGGCGGATCGCGAACGTAGCCGCCATGATGGGCAAGCCGGGCATGCCGTGGCAGCGGTACGTGTGGGACGTCGCCGGCGAGGTCGACGCGTTCGGCCGGCTCATCCACGAGCTCGTCATCGTGACCGTGCCTCGGCAGTCCGGCAAGACGACCATGTACGGGCCGGTTCAGCTCGAGCGCGCGATCACGACGCCGGGCATCAAGACGTTCTACACGGCGCAGACCGGCAAGGATGCCCGGTCGCGGTTCAACGACCTAAAGCAGTTGCTCGAGTCGTCGCAGCTCATGCACCTGTCGCCGGCGTTCCGCCTGTCGGCCGGCGATGAGGCGATCATCTGGCCGAACGGATCGAGCAACCGCATCTTCGCGCCGGTGCAGGCCGCGCTGCACGGCGAGACGCCGCCCCTCGTCGGCATGGATGAGATTTGGGAACTTGACGAGCTGCTCGGCGACGCGATCCTCGAAGGCGCGATCATTCCGGCGCAGGTCACACTCAACGGTCGCCGTCAGGTGTGGCTGATATCGACGGCCGGCACCGCGGCATCCGCGTTTCTGCGTAAATGGGTGGAGCGTGGCCGGCGGTCTGTTCTCGAGCCGGGCAGCGATCCGACGATCGCGTATTTCGAGGCGTCGCTCCCGGACGGCGACGACCCGTTCGACCCGGTCGCGATCGCCCGGTTCCATCCTGCGGTGCGTCGCGAGGACGGCACCGGAACGCAGGATCTAGCCGCGCTCATGGACTTGTCGCGCGGCGTCAGCCGGGCGACGTGGCTACGCGCGTTCTGCAACATCTGGACCGAGGCGGCAGAGCCGCTGATCGCGCCCGAGGACTGGGACGCGCTCGCCGATCCGACGATCGGCGCCCGGTGGTGCGACGTCGCGATCGCGTGGGACGTCTCGCACGATAACGAGATGGGCGCGATCGTCGCATCGTGGCGCGACGCCGCCGGCCGGCCCCGCACGCGCGTAGTCCACGCCGCGCCCGGCACACAGTGGATGATCGACCTGCTCGTCGACCTGTACGACCGCCGGCCGGCCGCGTTCGGCGCCGACGACGGCGGCCCGACACGGCGGATCACCGACGAGCTGCGTCGACGTCTGGCCGCCCGCCGCGAACCAGACGACGCGATCCGCACACTCAACGGGATCGAGCGCGCGGTCGCAGACGATGCATGGATCACCGCCGCCCGCGATCAACGCGAGCTCGTGCATGACGGTTCGCGGACGCTGTCGAACGCGGTCGCGCACATCGTCATGAAACGGTCCGGCGAGACGACCCGTATCAGCCGCACGGACTCGACCGGACCTGTCGCCGGCCCGGTCGCGTCCGCGGTCGCGCTGTGGCTGTTCGATCACAAGCCCGCGCCCGCGTGGGCGCCCGTCACGAGGTACTAGGGATGATCAAGCTCGACTCGACGCAGATTTCGACGGTCGTCATGTGTACGGACTGCCCGTGGTGGCGCGGGTTCGCGGACTCGAGGACGGAAGGCTGGCGGGTGGGCGCCCGTCACGAGGAACGCGCGCACCGCGAGCGGCAGCAGGCGCGCAACGCGCTCGCGAAACGCGTCGAGCGGGCGCGGCGACACGCCGACACGCCGACATAAGTTTTCGGGTGTCACGACCCGGCCCCACGATCCAGTCGTGGCCAAATCGTCGATCCTCACCCGCGTCCGCGACGTCGTCGCGCGCGAGCTCGCTCGACCCGGCCGGCCCGGCGTCGGCGGCAGCGGCGCAGTCAACGTCGCGATCAAGAGCCCGGAAGGTTGGGCGGACAGCTCGCACCTGATCGACGTCGACCTGGCGACCCTGTTCGGACTCGCGGACGCGAGCAACATTCAGATCACCCGCCGAACCGCGATGGGGCTCGACGTCGTATCGAAGGGTCGCCGCGTGCTCGCGACGAACATCGGCCGAATGCGTCTGGTCAATCTCAAGGGGACCGCGCCGGCGCCGCTGCAGATGGGCTATCTGCAGCAACCCGAGGACGACCGGCCCCTGTCGCAGACGTTGATCTGGACGGTCGACGCGCTGTACTTCTACCCGCGCACCTGGTGGATCGTGCAACGCCGCGATTCGTACGGGTGGCCGGCGCGCGGCGGCGTCAAACTGCTCGACCGCGCCGACGCCGAATTCGACGACGACGGAACGCTGATCAAGGCGTGGGGCAAGCCGGTTGATCCGCGCGACGTGATCCAGTTCGACGCGCCGGACGGCGGTCTGCTGCGCGACGGGCTCAAGACGCTGCGCCGCGCCGTGATCCTCGACCGGGCGGCGTCGCTCGCCGAAGAAAACCCGGTCCCCTCGATCGACCTGCACAACACCGGGCAGGAGCGGCTCGAGGCCGAGCAGATCGCGGAGCTGCTCGAGTCGTGGCGGAACGCGCGCGCGAAGTACGGCGCAGGGTATACGGATCGCGGGATCGAGGCGAAGCCGCTCGGCATCCAGGATTCGCAACTGCTGATCGACGCGCAGAACCGCATGGACCTGAAACTGGCGCGGCAGATCGGCATACCGGCGTGGGCGGCCGACGTCGCGCTCGAGGGCTCGACCCTGAACTATCAGAACCGCGAATCGCGCGCGTGGGAGCTCATCGACCTGTTCCTCGCGACCTACACGACCGCGATCGCGTCGCGCCTGTCCATGAACGACGCGACCCCGATCGGGTGGACGACCGAATTCGACTCGGACGTGCTCACCCGGCCGAGCATGAAAACCCGGTTCGAGACGTACGAGATCGGCAAGCGCGCCGGGTTCGTGGACAACGCGTGGATCGCCGAGCAGGAAGGTTGGGCGTCGCCCATGGGCGACGCGCCGGCGCCGACGACGGAAGGTGACGAATCATGAACCTCGAGCAGTTCCGCGGACGGCTGCGGTTCGCCGGCGCGGCCGCGCACCTGCCGAACAGGTGGAACCTCGACACAGGCGTCGCGACCCGCACCGCGACCCTGCACCTGTACGGCGCGATCGGCGGGTTCTGGGGCGAGATTGACGCGCGCGACGTCGTGCCGGCGATCCGCGCGCTCGACGTCGACGAGCTGCACGTCTATGTCAACTCGCCCGGCGGCGACGTTTACGACGGCGTCGCGATCCGCAACGCGCTGCGGCAGCATTCGGCGCGCGTCGTCGTCCACGTCGACGGGCTCGCCGCGTCGGCGGCGTCGTTCATCGCGGTCGCCGGCGACGAGGTCGTCATGGGTCAACATTCGGAGCTGATGATCCACGACGCGTGGATGCTGACGATCGGCAACGCGGACATGCTGCGCGAGGACGCCGACGACCTCGACCGGCTCAGTGACAACATCGCCGCCATGTACGCCGAGAAGGCCGGCGGCACCGCCGCCGAGTGGCGCGCCGTCATGAAAGCCGAAGCGTGGTACTCGGCAGACGAGGCGGTCGCCGCCGGGCTCGCGGACCGCGTCGACGACGTCGCCGACCGCGACGCCGACGAGGCCGCCGCCGCGGCGAAGTTCGACCTGTCCATGTTCAACTACGCCGGCCGCGCAGCCGCGCCGGCCCCGATACCCGCGGCCGCCGCCATGGCGACCCGGCCCGCCGCCCAGGCACCTACCAAGGAGGAATCCAAGATCATGAACCGTGCCCAGCTCGCGGCCGCACTCGCCGCGGGACAGATCACCCAGGCCGAGCACGACGCATCCGTCGCCGTCCTCGACCGTCTCGCACCGGCCGAGCCCGCCGCGGCCGTCGCGCCGGCCGCCGGCGCGCCCGGCGAGCCCGTCGACGTCGCGTACGCCACCGGCCCGTCGACGTCGCCGGCACCGGCCGCGCACACGCAGGACCGGCCGCGGTCGTTCCGCGAGGTCGCGAACGAGGCCGTCGACGCGCTGCGTCACGACGGCATCCGCGCGTTCGTCTCGACGATCAACAACGCGCTCGACCCCGTCGTGATCGGCGACGACACCGGCGGCGGGTTCACCGCGCCGGACCGGATCGGGCAGGTCTGGCAGGCGCACCCGGAAGGCCGCCCGCACATCGACGCGCTCGGCGGCACCCGCCCGCTGACGTCGACCAAGATCGAGGGCTGGAAGTGGACGCTGCCGACGCCGGCGCCCGAGCCCTACGCCGGGGAGCTCGCCGAGGTTCCGTCTGACGCGTGGGAGACGGTGCCCGTCTCCGAGACGCCGTCTCGGTGGGCGAAGGCGAACAAGATCGACCGCATCTACACGGACCTCGGTTCGGCGGACCTGATCGCGTCGCTGTTCGCGATCCTCGGGCAGAACTACGACGGCGTCTCCGACGCAGCCGTAGCCGCCGACCTGGTCGCCGGCGCGACCGCGATCACCGGCGGCGCGACGACCGTGATCGAGGCGATCAGCAAGGCATACCTGCAGCTCAAGAAGATCGGCGCGACCGTCTCGAAGATGTGGATGGCCGAGGACCTGTTCACCGGGTTCGCCGAGCTCAAGGTCGCCGACCTGCCGGCGTGGATCGCGAACGCGACCGGGTTCGTCCGGCTCGACGGGAACGTCTCGCTGACGAACGTTTTCGACGTCGACGTCGATTTCGAGCTCGACACGAGCGAGTTCCTCGCGCTCGACAGCCGCGCGGCGACCGTGTTCGAGTCGCCGCAGATCAAGCTCGAGGCGCAGGACGTCGCGCACGGCGGCGTCGACATCGGGTTCTTCGCCTACGGCGGCACGCTCATCAACGACCCGCGCGCCGTCGTCAAGACGACCGTCACGCCGGAGGGCTGACGCATGGCGAAGCAGCAGTACATCCGCGTGAAGCTCGCCGCGCTCGAGCCCGAGGTCAAGCGCAAGCGCGCCGAGCTCGAGCAGCTCGAGGCTCAGGTCGCCGGCTACCGGGCGCAGCTCGCGCCCGAGCCGAAGAAGGCCGGCAAGAAGGACGACACCGGGGGGACGACGTCCTGACGGCCCACACCGGCCGGCCGGGCGGCAGGCGCCCCAGGCCCCGCCCGGCCGGCCCGGCCCCTCTACCGAGACGAGACGAACAGATGCCATGGAAAACGGCCGCCGAGGTCAAGACGGCGTACAACATCGCCGTCACTGACGCGCAGCTCAAGACGGCGCGCGCCGAATGCCTGCGCGTCAAGGGTCTGTCGCTCGACACCGCCGAGCCGCCCAGTGACGCGTTCCAAGAGGGCGTCGCCATGCAAGCGCTCGCGAATCGGCAGGCGACGCAGGTCAACGTCGACGACGAGATGGGCGCGCAGGCCGGCGGCGTCCGCCTGTACCCGTTCAGCCGCGTCATCCTCGCGAAACTGATCATCCCGTCACCCGATCCCGACGACGACACCCGCGACAACGGGTTCGTTCGTTCTCTGGTGGGCTGACAGATGAGCGCACGGTCTGTTCTCGCCGATCTGATCCGCGCCGGCGCGCCGGCCGATTGGGACGTGATCGGACACCCGACACGGCTCGGCCCGTTCGACGACAAACGCGTCGCGGTCGTCGTCGAGCAGCGCGGGTTCGCATCCGGCAACACGTCGCCGGACGCGAACGGCATTCCGGCGTCGTTCAACCTCGCGGTATGGGTCGTCGTCGACGGCACCCGCGGCGACGACGTCGACGCGCTCGAAGACGAGCTCGAGGCGGCCGCCGAGCACATGGTCAGGCTGCTCGAGCCGCTGCCTACGCACGTGTGGGACGGCGAGGCGACCCGCGACAACTACGACAACCAGAAACCCGCGTACCTCTTCCAAATCCGCGCTGACGGCGCATTCACACCGGAGGGATAGAACCATGGCCGTTATCGACAACTCGGCGCGCGCGACCAAGCGCTGGAAGCTCACGATCGGCGAGGACGAATACCAGGGACACACGTCGGGAATCGAAGTCCAGCCGGCGATCGCCACATGGAAGGGCGGCGACGGAAACACGATCACGGACGACGTCGGGTGTCAGGTGCTGATCACCATGGCGCAGGACTCGGAGAACGCGACGAGCCTGTGGCGCCTGTTCCGCGACAACGCCGGCACGCCGGCGACGCTCGTGATCAACCCGCACCACGACGGCACGTTCGAGGAATCCGTCGACGTGCAGCTCGTCAAGCCGCCGCTGCGGATGAGCCGCGACGGGAGCATTCCCGAGGTGCAGGTCACCCTCGACGGCGTCTACACGCCGCCCGTCGAGCCGTAACGCGAGGCGGTCCGTCATGCTCGACGTGAGAGGATCGCGCGAGCTGCAGGCGACGATCCTCGCGCTGCGGCAGGCGCGACGCGATATTCGGCTCGATATCAACAAGACGGCGCGATCACGCATCCGCCCGATCTGGCGTAGCGAGCTCAACGCGCGCGCACGCCGCCCGCTCGAAACCCGCGTGATCCTCGCCGGCGCCCGCGCGACGGCGAGCGACCGCGGCGTCACCCTGTACGCCGCGTCGAGCGGGCGGCCGCTGCGCGGCGGGCTCGTGCCGTCGTATCAGTGGCCGGCCGTCGAATTCGGCGCGAACGTCCGCCGGGTTCGCGTGCGTCAACGGTCCCGATCCGGGCGCCGCTACGAGCGGCCGCTGACAGTGAACCGTCAGTTCCAGCGCCGGCTGGAACACGGCATGATCGCGTTCGACGCGGCGAGCGAGACAGGAACACGGCTCGTCGCGTTGTGGGTTCGCACGGTCGTTGACGAGCTCGCCGCGATCGACGGCGCGGAGGTTGTGTCGTAATGCCGATCCGCATTGATTTCCTGTCGAACGTTCGCGATCTGCTGCGCGGCGTGGACGACACCGAGCGCGCGTTCGACGACGTCGCCGACAGTCTCGACGACGTCGTACGCGACGGCGATCGCGCCACGGACCGACTCGAGCGGTCGTTCAAGGACGTCGCCGACGCGTCGCGCGACGCCGGCCGCGACATTGGCCGCAACATGGACGACGGTTTCGACCGCGCAAAGCGCCGCGCGGACGAGTTCAAGGACGAGGCGAAGCAGTCAGGCAAGGAAGCGGCGGCATCGTTTTCCGGCGAGTTCGACGACGTCACAGACTACGTCCAGGAAGTCGTCGCGCAGGGGCTCGGCCCGGCCGGCATCGCCGGCGCCGCGATCATCGGGGCGATCGGAGCAGCCGCGACCGCTGCTGTCGAGGAATGGAACGAGAAGATCGAGGGCATCCGCGACGCCACCGCGGAGATGTGGGCCGCGGCCGCCGCCGAAGGTCAGACGTTCATCGAAACCGAGGCGATCCGCGCGGAAGCCCACCGCATCCTGTGGGACAAGGCGTACGAGGAAAACCTGCGCGCGGCCGAGGAAGCCGGCGTAAGCCGCGTTGACTTTGCGGTCGCCGCCGCTCAGGGCGAAGGCGACGTATTCGACCGCGTCCACAAACAAATCCTCGACGCACGCGAGGCGGAGAAGCAAGCCGCGATCGACTCGATGAACGCAGGCGTCGACGGGAACGTGGCGATTCAGGACGCCGTAACCAGCGTCAACTCCGAGCTAGCGCGGACAGTAACGATCCTCGATGAGAAAGCGAAGGCGACCGAAGAGAACAAGCAGAAAGCGCGCGAGGCCGCCGCCGTCACAAAGCAGCTCGAGGAAGAGGAACGCGCGCAGATCCAACGCACCCGCGACGCCGACCAGAAACGATACGAGGCGATGGCCGAACGGTACTCGAAACCGATCAAGGCAAAAATCGAGGTCGAAGTCGACGATTCCGCCGCATGGGCCGGTCTGGACGCGCTACGTCGCCGCGCACAGCAGGGAATCACCGTGAACGTGCGACCGGGCCAGGGGAGGTTCTGGGAATGAGCGCGACGATCACCCGTCCGGGCGCGACCACGGCCGTGACGCCGGATCTCGTGATGACGTTCGAGGCATCCGACGAGACCGGCACCGTCGTGCACCCGATCGCCGGCCGCGCGAACCCCGACGTGACGCTCGCCGAGGCGGCTCTGTCGACGGGGACGCTGCGATTGTTCTTCCTCACCCACGACGACGCCGAGGCTGCACGCGAGTACCACCGCGCCCCGGCCGCGTTCACGCTGACCGCTCCCGATATGCCCTGGCTGCCGAACCACTACGTCGTCAACGGCCCGATCAGCCGTGCGCAGCAGGAGCAGAACACGCTGCGGTGGATCGTCGAGGTTCCGTTCCAGGAGGTCTCGCCGTGATCTCGCAGCACGTGTATCGGGCATACCTGATCGGGTCGCCGGACATCGAGCTGTCGCTGATCGGCGGCAGCATCACGTTGGATGACGCGACGGCGCCGCACGTGCAGGCGAGCATCGACATCGCGTGGCCGGGGCATTGGGAGATCGTCCCGGACGACCTTCCCGCCGCGTACGGCGGGCTGGTGTGGGTGCGCGACGACGAGCTGCTCGAGGCGCTCGACCCGCGCCTGTCGCCGCGGGTGCGGGTGACTGCTGACGCCAGCTATCCGACGTTCTCGACGTCCCGCTACTTCGACCTCGGCGTGCGGGACTACGACCCGTCGCAGACGACCCGTGTCGTGTCGCTCACGCTCGCGTCGGACGAGGCGCTGCTGCAGGACTACGCGCCGCTCGCCGACGACGAGACCCCCTTCACGCTCGCGTCATCGCTGCGCGATGTCGTCGACTACGTGCTGGGCGAAGCGATCCCGGGCGCAGCTTTGGAGGCGTCCCCCGCGATCGACGCGGACGTGACGCCCTACTGGTTGGTGACGAACCTCGTCACCAACCCGTCCGTGCGGGGTGTGGTGGGGAACTGGATCGCGGGCGGATCGAACGGCACCCTGACCCGGCAGACGGGTCTCGTCGGCGGGCCGGTCGACGGGGTCACAACCTACACGCGCACGACGTGGTCGGGGAACAGCGGGCTAGGCCAGGGTGGCGCGTTCTCACAGTCCGGCACGGTCGCGCCGATGATCACCGCGGAACCGTTCAGAACATACTCGGTGTCGGCGTGGGTGCGCGCGAACGTCGCCAAGCCGGTGCGGCTCTCGGTGCAGATATTCGCCGCTGACGGTTCCGTGCTCTCGGGCGGAACCGACGTCGCCACCGCGAACCTCGTCGCGAACACCTGGACGAGGCTGCGCGGGACGCTCACGATGCCGGCGAACGCGGCACGGATGGGCATCTTCGCCTACGTGCAGGCCGGGCAGCAGTGGACCGCCGGCAACACGTTCGACACGCTCGGTTGGCTCGTGCACGAGGGCACACTCAACGTCCCCAGCTTCGACGCGGCAACGGTCGACGCTCACTACATCTATGCGGCATCCGGCGCGGCGCACGTGTCCGCGTCGACCCGGACCCCGTTCCCGATCGAGCGGGATCCCGAGTCGCTGATCTGGCGTGCCGGCACCAGCGCGCTCGACTTCCTGCGCCCGCTCGTGCAAGCGGCCGGGTTCCGGCTGGTGTGCGATGAGCAGCGACGCTGGACCCTCCGGGACGAAGGCTATGTCGCGGACGGGTCGCTGAGCGTCCGGTACGGCGTGAACCTCATCGACGGGTCGGCGCGGATCAGCCGCGACAGCGGACTGTGGTTCGACGGGCGTGTCACTCGCTACCGTTGGACCGACCGCAACGGCATCCAGCAGGAACGCGACGACCCGTACGCGCTCACGCCGTCGCCGACGAAGGTCGACCTCGTCGTGCTCGACAACACCCCCTATCCGGGGCCGGGCCGGTCCGAGTACGCGGTGCGTCGCGCGCAGGGCCGCGGTCGTGAGGTCACCGTCTCCATGGTCGCGGACTGGCGCGGCTCCGCCGAGCAGTCCTGCACGATCCACCTCGACGGCGCGCCGCCACAACTCGGCTCCGCATCCCGCGTCGAGTTCGACCTCGGTCCCGGCGACAGCCGCGACCGGATGACGATCACCGCCCGCACGACAGACACGCCAGAGACGGCGTGGCTGCTCGGAACCCCCGACGAGACGTGGCTGGAAGGCGCGACTCCCGAGACATGGTTGGAGGCCGGATAATGCCCGAGAGCTACAACGGCGACGAAGGAAACGAGGCGCTCGGCGCCGGCCTCGACGTCATGGACGGTGGCGAGAACTGGGCCGGCGTCAACGGTGGATGGCGGGCGATCAACAAGACCCGCGACTACATCGTGTGGGCGCTGAACCAGGCCAAAGCGTACGCGGACGGCCTGATCGGCAGCATCAGCCTGTCGTGGGCGAACATCACAGGGAAGCCGGCCACGTTCCCGCCGTCCGCGCACACGCACACCCGCGTCGAGTCCGGCATCAACTGGTTCGGGTGGCTCGGCGGCGGCGTGTTCGGCACCGGAGACAGCGTCTCGGTCGGTGCCGATCTCGGCGTCGACGAGGACGTGTTCGTGGGCGGGCACGTGTTCGTGCCCAACTCGACCGCTGCCGTCAGCGGCTACACGGTGGCGTACATCAACGGCCCGGACGGGCGGCTCTCCCGCGGAGCCTCGACGCTGCGCTACAAGAACCCGCTCCCGGACCCCGACCCCGCCGCGGTCGGGAACCTGTTCCCGATCTTCCGCGAGTTCACGATGAAGGACGGCGACGGGAAGCCGCTGTTTGGGTACTTCGCTGAAGACCTCGCCGCCGACCCCGACCTGCGACGATTCGTCGTCTACGCCTACGCGCCCGACGACGAGGGCCGCATGGTCCCGACCGACCTGCCCGAGTCGATCGACTTCATCCAGTTGCTGCTCGCCCAGTGCGCGCAGCTCAACGCCCGCGTCAAGCAGCTCGAGGAGGCGCAGTCATGACCACCCTCGTCACCATCCGCCCCAACCTGTCGTTGGAGGCCGAGGCCGCAGCGTCCTGGGCGCGCATGGAACGCGACCGGGGCCGGCCGCTCGACGTGAACCGATCCACCGTCAGCCGCGACGCACAGATGAAGCTGTACCTCGACTACGTCGAGGGCCGCTCCGACGTGCTCGCGCTGCACCCCGACGACTCGTGGCACTGCCTGCCGCGGGCGCGCGCGGTCGACACCGACGACCACGCATGGATCCGCAACCGTCCCGCCTACGGGTGGCGGTTCGTCGTCCCGTCGGAGGCGTGGCACGCGCAGTACTACCCGCACCTGGACCAGTACCGAGGGCAGGGGTTCCCTGCCGGATTCCAAGGAGAAGAAATGGACCCGCAGCTCATCAAGGACGCCGTCGTCGACGCGCTCACCGACTGGCGCCCGTTCCCGAACGGCCGCAACCTGTTCGACCAGATGAACTTCATCGCCGGGATGACCGCCATCGCTGCCAACAAGCAGCTCGGCACCGGCGCCGGCGCGACCGCCGACGAGATCGTCGACGAGCTCGTCAACCGACTCAAGAACTGAATGTCGGCAGCGGTTCCCCTCACCGAGGCAAGCCTGATTCAGGCAATCGCCACGGTCGGCGCCGTTCTTGTCGCGCTCATCGGCCTCGTCGGAACGTGGCTCACCGTCGCGATCGGACGGTCCCGGAAAGCGTCCGAGGCGGCCGTGCACGAGTTGCGGCCGAACGGTGGCAACTCCGCATTCGACAAGCTCAGCCGTCGCCTCGACCGCGTCGACCAAAAGCTCGACGCCGACAACGAACGCATCGCCCGCATGGAGGCGCGCGTCGACGAGCACATCCAACAGTCCGCACTGCTGGTGCGGGCACTCATGCACAAGGAGAGCCCATGACGAACTCAACACCGCCGAACCTCGGCGCAGTCATCACCAACCCGCGCGCCCGGAAGGTTGTCTACGGCGTGTACGCGATCGGCGCGTTCGCGATCGGCGGAGTCGCCGCGTACTTCCTCGGTATCGGTCAGCCGATCCCCGAGGTCGTCGTCGGCGCGCAGGCCGTCGCAGCGTACACCGGCATCGGCGTCGGGGCGCTCGCGCTCGCCAACACCCCAACGCCGGATCCCTAGAGTCCGTCGCCGTCCAAGTGGCTCGGACGGATGCCGGCCGCTCGCGCGGCGGCACGGTCGGCATCCTCGACGTCGCGACGGCGTACGTCGCGGATGCCGTGGCTGACCGCCACGCGGATGATGGCATACAGCAGGACGGCGCTGACCAGCGCTCCCAGCACGCCCCACACGATCAGGGATTCGTCGCTCATGCGGCGAGCCTAGCGGCCTCGCCCGCCCGCACGAGGTCGTCACGCTCGACGTGCACGTAGATCGCGGTCGTCGCCGGGTTGCGGTGCCCGAGGAACACCTGCGTGACGCGCAGGTTGTTGCCGGTGCCTCGATAGACGGTCGTGCCGGCGCGGTGGCGCAGCGAGTGCGGATTCGTCCCCAGCTCGCACCGCGACCAACGCCGCAGCGTCTCGGTGGTGAGATGCCCTCCGTTCTTCGAGGACGGAAAGTACCACGGTGAGTCCGGATGCCGCGCTGCGAGCTCGTCGAGAGCGCTGCGGAGTTCGGGGGACATGTGCACGCTGCGCAGCTGGCCGCCCTTGCCGATGATGGTGAGCCACGCGCCGTCGCGATCGACAGGTCGTAGCTTCGCGATCTCGTGCACGCGCAGACCGCATTCGGCGCCGAGTAGTGTCATCGCGCGCACCTCGAGGCGACGCGACGCAAGTCCGGCGTCGATGTTGTCGCGGGTGGCGATGCGTGGTTTGCTCGCCGGAACAGCGACGTAGCGCAGCGCGAGCGCAGGATCGCGGTCGAGTCGACCGCTCTCGACGGCCCACCTGTAGAACGACCTGACGGCGGCAGTAACGACGTTTACAGTCTGCGCCGACCAATCATGGTGGGCAGCGATCCAAGCGCGCAGCTGTGTCGTCGTCGCCGTAAGCGGGTCGACGTCGGCTGCGAGCTTCATCAGGTATGTGGTCCGCTGCCGGACGGTGTTGTGGCTGAGGCGGCGGACGTCGGCGATGTAGGCGAGATAGTCGTCGATGATCATGAGACCGAGATTAGAAACCGCTCACCGTGGTGAGAGAGACCTCACGCGGCAACCGCTGATCCGGTCGGCAGAAACCGCATCATCGTTGGATAACGATGTGTAACGGTGTCGAGATCGTCCCCGCGGATGCCGCGGATTCCGCGACCCGGGAATGTCTGAGGCTCACGTAGACTTGCACCACGCAGGTACCCCCAGGGGGTATTCGGAATCGCAACCGCCGCGCACAGCCGGCACAGCATCCATGAGGAGAGACATGATCACGACGGAGTACCAGGTGACCGGCATGAGCTGCAGCCACTGCGAGAACGCGGTGCGCGGCGAGGTCTCGAAGCTCGACGGCGTCGAGTCGATCGACGTGAGCGCCGCGAGCGGCCGCCTGATCGTCACATCCGCAGCCCCCGTCGTCGACGACGCCGTGATAGCCGCCGTCGACGAGGCGGGGTACTCCGCGGTCCGCGCCTGATGTCCGTCGTCCGGCCTTCCGACGCTCGTCTCGAGCTCGAGATCGGCGGCATGACGTGCGCGTCGTGCGCGGCGCGGATCGAGAAGCGGCTCAACCGCCTCGACGGCGTCGTGGCGAGCGTCAACTACGCCACCGAGAAGGCGGTCGTCGAGGGCCCTCCCGGGCTCGACGCGGCCGCGCTCATCGACGAGGTCGAGAAGGCCGGGTACACGGCATCCGTCCCCGCTCCCCCGGCCGACGAGCGCGATCGACACGAGCCCGACGACCCCGAGCTGTCGTCGCTGCGGCAGCGGCTCATCGGCGCGATCGTGCTCTCGGTGCCGGTCGTCGTGCTCGCGATGGTGCCCGCGCTCCAGTTCACGTATTGGCAGTGGGCGTCGCTCGCACTCGCGGCGCCGGTCGTCATGTGGGCGGCGTGGCCGTTCCACCGCGCCGCGTGGATCAACCTGCGACACGGCGCCGCGACGATGGACACCCTCATCTCGCTCGGTGTCTCCGCCGCGTTCGTGTGGTCGCTGTACGCCCTGTTCCTCGGCGGGGCGGGGATGCCCGGAATGACCGAGTCGTTCGAGTGGATCATCCGCCCGGGCGCCGCCGAGTCGGCGATGTACCTCGAAGTCGCCTCGGCGGTCACGACGTTCGTGCTCGCGGGGCGCAACATCGAACTGCGCTCCAAGCGCCGGGCCGGTGCTGCGCTTCGCGCACTCCTCGACCTGGGTGCCAAAGACGTCGCGGTGCTCCGCGGCGACGGCGGATCGACCGTCGAGGTGCGCGTCCCGATCGGGGAGCTGCGGGTCGGGGACCAGTTCGTCGTGCGCCCCGGCGAGAAGGTCGCGACGGACGGCGTGGTCGTCTCGGGGACTTCTGTGGTCGATGCGTCCGCGATGACGGGCGAAGCGGTCCCCGTCGAGGTCGAGCTCGGCGACTCCGTGCTGGGTGCGACGGTCAACGAGGGCGGCCGACTCGTCGTGCGCGCCACGCGCGTCGGCGCCGACACGCAGCTCGCGCAGATGGCGCGCCTCGTCGAGGAGGCCCAGTCGGGCAAGGCCCACGCGCAGCGTCTCGCCGACCGCATCTCGGGCGTGTTCGTCCCGATCGTGCTCGTGATCGCCGTCGCGACCGTCACGACGTGGCTGCTGCTGGGCTTCCCGGTCAGCAGCGCATTCACCGCGGGCGTCGCGGTGCTCATCATCGCGTGCCCGTGCGCGCTGGGCCTCGCCACCCCGATCGCGCTCCTCGTGGGCACGGGTCGCGGCGCACAGCTCGGCATCCTCATCAAGGGTCCGGAGGTCCTCGAGTCGACACGACGCGCCGATACGATCGTTCTCGACAAGACGGGCACCGTGACGACCGGGCGCATGGCGCTGACCGACGTGATAGGCGCTGCGGGCGTAGATCGACAGGAACTGCTGCGGCTCGCCGGAGCGCTCGAGGCCGCGTCGGAGCACCCGATCGCCCGAGCGATCGCCGCGGCCGCCGCCGACGAGGTGGGCACCCTGCCCGCCGTCGAGGCCTTCCAGAGCACGCCAGGCCTCGGCGTGTCCGGCGTCGTGGACGGGCACGAGGTCGTCGCGGGTCGCCCGCCGCTGCTGCGCGAGTGGGGCGTCAGGCTCGACGAGACGCTCGCCGAGTCGCACGCCGCCGCTGAAGCGGCCGGCGGCACGGCCGTCGTCGTCGCGTGGGACGGCGTCGCACGCGGGATCCTCGTCGTCTCCGACACCGTGAAGACGACGAGCGCAGCGGCGGTCGCGGAGCTGCGCTCCCTCGGCCTCGAGCCTGTGCTGCTCACAGGTGACAACCGCGCGGCCGCCAAGCGTGTCGCAGCCGAGGTCGGCATCGACCGGGTGGTGGCCGAAGTGCTGCCGAGCGAGAAGGCGGAGGTCGTCCGCGGGCTGCAGGGCGAGGGCCGTGTCGTCGCGATGGTGGGCGACGGTGTGAACGACTCCGCCGCGCTCGCGCAGGCCGACCTGGGCCTCGCGATGGGAACGGGCACGGATGCCGCGATCGAGGCCTCCGACATCACCCTCGTGCGCGGCGACCTGCGCAGCGCCGCCGAGGCGATCCGCCTCGCGCGCCGCACGCTCGGCACGATCAAGGGCAACCTCTTCTGGGCGTTCGCGTACAACGTGGCGGCGATCCCGCTCGCGGCGCTCGGGCTCCTCAATCCGATGATCGCGGGCGCGGCGATGGCGTTCTCGAGCCTGTTCGTGGTCGGCAACAGCCTGCGGCTGCGGAGATTCCGCGGCAGCAGGAGCGAGGTGAAGTGAGCATGAGCGAGCACGACCCGACGCATTCGGCGCACGCGGTGCACGCGGCGGACGCAGGCCACACCGACCACACGATGCCGACGGAGCACGAACACGCAGGGCACGAGCAGGCGCACGGCGAGCACATGCACCACGCCTCAGCTCACGACGCCCACGAGGGTCACGGCGCCCAGGAGGGTCACGGCGCCCACGAGGGCCACGGCGCCCACGAGGGCCACGGCCACGCGCACCACGGCGCCGACCATGTCGCACAGTTCCGGCGCCTGTTCTGGATCATGCTCGCGCTTGCCGTGCCGGTCGTCGGGTTCTCGCAGGTGTTCGCGATGATCCTCGGGTACGAGCTGCCCGATGCGGCGATCGTCGCGTGGATCCCTCCGGTCCTCGGCACCGTGATGTACGTGTGGGGCGGTTCGCCGTTCCTCGTGGGTGCCGTGAGCGA